CGCCAGGACCTCGTCCTCACCGTGACCCCCGGCACCGCCGCCCCCGGCTGGTGCGACGCCTGCAAGGCCTGGACGCTCCTGTCCGGGCCGCTGCTCCTCCTCACACCGGACGGCGTGTCCACCGTGGGCCGCTTCGCCTGGTGCTCCATCTGCGTGGACGACGACCGGGAGGCACGCCGTGGCTGACCGGGAGCAGCCGGACCAGATCCAGCAACTCGGCCTGTGCGGGGCGTGCGACGGCCTCCAGATCACGACCCTGACCCGGCTCCCCGGCGTCACGGACGTCGTCATGGACGGCCCCGCCGGCCCCGGCCTCCTCATGGGCCCGGCCGTCGTCCACGTCGGCCCCGTCCCGGAGGACTGCCCGCCCGAGGAGGCACGCCATGGATGACGTCCAGGCGGCACCGCCCGGGCACTCTGCTGCCGCGCACCGCGCGCACGGCTGGTGCGCGTTCTGCCCCGGCCGCACGGTCATGGATGAAGTCGGCGCCTGGCGCTCCCAGGAGAGCGACGCCGAGGCGGGGCCCCTCCAGTCCACTACAGAGGTCCGCGCCTGCCCGGCCTGCGGAGAAGACGCCCTCTTCGTGGCCACCATCACCCTCCTGACCGGCGAGGGACCGCGCAGGGCCGGCGGCTGGTCGCTGTGCATGGAGTGCGAAGCCACCCCGGAGGAGGCACGCCATGGATGACGTCCTGGAGGCAGCTGTGGAGGCCGCGGAGGCCGCCGTGGCGGACACCGTCCGCGAGGCCCTGGTGGAGGTGGCCGAGGAGTACGCGGACGCCGTCTCCAGCGCCTCGGAGCTGGTGGCGGCCCGGTTCTCCGTGGGCTCCATCGCCCGCATGTGGTCCGCCCGCATCCCCCGGATCGTGCGCCGGCTGTTCGGTGTCGTGGAGGACGCCGCCCACCAGGCCGCCGAGAGCGTGGGCGCCGAGCTGGACGAGACCTGGACGGACCTCCCCGACCGGTATGAGGAGGGCCGGGAGCTCCCGGACGGGCTCGGCCAGTACGCCGAGACCACGGAACACCTCCTGCGCGCCGTGGGGGACCGGCTCGCGGAGGTGGCCCGCCAGGAGCTCGCCGCCGGGCTGGAGGCCGGGGAGGACGTGGCGCAGCTCCGCGCCCGCCTCCTGGCCCGCCTGAACGCCGAGGACGGCGGGCAGCTCGGCCCCGGCCGTCAACGCCTGATCGCGGCTACGGAGGCCACCAGGGCGTGGAACACGGCCACCCTGGCCGCCGCCCGAGCTGTCCAGGGCCCGGACCGGCCGCTGGTGAAGCAGTGGCAGACCCGGCGGGACGCCCGGGTGAGGGACGCCCACGACGCGGTGGACGGGCAACTCCAACTCATTGACGACCACTTCACCGTGGCCGGCGTCGCGATGCTGGGGCCGGGAGATCCGACCGCGCCGCCGGAGCTGGTGTGCAACTGCCGGTGCGTCCTGGTCCTCGCCCGCGCGGACCGTACCGCGGCCAACGATCCCAAGGATGCCGGGCGCGGGACCTCTTACGAATCTCAGGAGGCCACCGTGGCCGCACCTACGAACCCACGGCCGGTGACGGCCGCAGCGGACGGGAGTCACCTCATGGGCGGTATGGTCGCGCTCATCCCGAGCGAGGAGGACGCCGCCCGCCTCGCCATCGAGGGCGGGGAGGACGTCGGGGAGCTCCACTGCACCCTCTACTTCCTGGGGGACCAGGTCGGGGACTGGACGCCGGAGCAGCGCGCCGAGCTCGTGGACCTCGTCCGCTCCCGCGCCGCCGAGCTCACCGGCCCCGTCCACGCCCGGGCGTTCGGCGCGAGCCACTGGAACCCGGGCTCCGACTCCCCGTCATGGGTGTGGTCCGTGGGCGACGACCGCGACCGCCCCGAGGACGCCCCGACCCTGGAGGCCGTCCGGGCCCTGGTCACGGACGCCCTGGAGAGCACCCACGACCGGCCCGATCTCCCCACGCAGCACTCCCCTTGGGTCGCCCACGTCTGTGCGGCGTACAGCGAGGACCCTGGGCTCCTGGAGGAGCTGGTGGCGCGCCTCGGCCCCATCCGGTTCGACCGCCTCCGCCTGGCGTTCGCCGGTGACCACACCGATATCCCCCTCACCACGGAGGACCCCATGTCCGAAGAGACGGCGGCCGGTATGCCCACGCGCGGCTGGACCACGCCCGGGGACGCTGCCCTGGCCTACGAGAACCAGGAGACCGGCGACGGCCGGATCTTCGCGCCCGGCGCCGTGGAGTGGACCGGGCCCGGCCCCTGGCCGCTCCAGTACGCGGACGAGATGCTGCGCGGCCACGAGGGCGCCGAGCTCGCCGGGGCCATCAACTCCGTCGACCGGGACGCAGACCGCGTCATCGGAGACGGCGTCCTCTACCTGACACAGCGCGCCGGCGCGGAGGCCGCCATGTTGCTGGAGGAGGAGGCCCCCCTGGGGGTGTCCGTGGACCTGGACGACGTCGACGTCGAGTTCGTGGACCGCACCGCCCCGGAGGAGGGCCTGGCCCTCGCCGCCTCCCTCGCCTCCGTGTCCGTGCTGCGCCTCACCGATGGCGGGTACGCCATCACCGCCCGCCCGGCCGCCGAGTGGGCGGCGTCCGCCGGCGTCGTGACCCGCACCCGCCAGACGGTGGAGCTCATCACCGGCCCCGGCGGGCAGCTCACCGCCGCCGCGATCGTCAACGCCTTCGCCGGGACCGGCCTGGTGCCGCCGAAGCTGACCGCCGCCGCGGGCGACCCGGACGACCCGGAGAACGGCGTGGTCGTCCACTCGGAGTCCTCCGGGGAGTTCCTGGTCCGCATCACCCGGGCCCGCCTGAGGGGCGCGACCCTCGTGTCCGTCCCCGCGTTCGCCGGTGCCCGTATCGTCCTGGACCCGCTGGAGGAGGCCGCCGCCTCGGCCGCCCCGGCGGAGCCGGTCGTCACCGCCTCGGGGACCACGCTGCAGCGCGTCGTCACGTACGTCCGCTCCAGCCCGTCCCCCGTGGGCCCGGCGCAGGTGGCGCGCGCCCTCGGCATCGCCGCCTCCACCGCCCGTAAGCACCTCCAGGAGGCCGTCAAGGCGGGCAGCCTGGTCAAGATGGGCCCCGGCCTGTTCTCCGGCCCGTGCTCCCTGCCCGAGGGCCAGGAGGTGGCCGCCTCCACCACCGTGGCGGGTGGCGCGCCCCTGACGGACGGCGGGCTCCCGCACGTCCACCAGGTCCCCGAGGAGCTGGTGGCCTCCGCCTGGACGGCGCTCCAGGACGCGGACCCCATGCCCGCGGCCTGGTTCCGCGAGCCCACCGTGGAGGAGCTGCCGGACGGCTCCGGCGGCGTCCACTACTCCGGCGGCCGGATCTATGGATGGGTCGCCCGCGCCGGGGAGCCGCACGCCGGCTACCCGGGCCGGAACCTCACGATCGAGTCCCTGGGCAACCTGGACATGACCCACTTCCTCCGGGCGAAGTTCCTGCTCGATGACGGGTCGTACGTCAAGGCCGGCGCGTTCACGATGAACGTCCCGCACAGCCGTGATGGGGCGGAGTGCGACACCGCCTCATGCCAGTTCGACGACACCCGCACCGTTGCGGGTGTCGTCACCTGTGGACTCAACGACCGCGGCTTGTGGTTCTCCGGCGCCGCCGCCCCGTGGTTGAGCCAGTGGGACCGCACGGTGTTCACGGCGTGCCAGCCGAGCTACCACATGCGCCAGGCCCCGGGCGGCACCTGGCAGCTCCGCGCGGTCCTCTCCGTCCCCGTGCCCGGCCACTCCTCCCCGCTCCTCGCGGCCGCCGTGGAGCGCAGCAATCTGGCGTTGGCGGCCTCCGCCGCCGCCCACCCCGGCCAGACCCTCCCCGCGCCGGTCACGGCGCTGCTCGAGGTCCCCGCGCCCGCCGACCCCGTTGCCCTGGCCGCCTCCCTCCAGGCCGACCCGGCCGCCCTGGACGGCCTCCTGGACGCCATGGCCCGCCGCCAGGCCGAGCGGGACGAGGAGCGGCGCGCCGAGGTGGAACGCCTGGCCGCCGCGTTCTCCGCCGCTCCCGCCGGCGGAACCACCGTCCGGTTCTAACCACCCACCACCAGAAGGGATCCCGCCTCATGGCGTGTTCGTGCCAGAACAAGCGACAGGCGTTCGAGGTCATCACGGCGGCCGCAGCCAACCGGCCGGAGCGCGTGGCGTTCACCTCCGCCAACCAGGCCACCGCCGAGGCCGTGGCGAAGCGGTACCCCGGCAGCACCATCCGTGACAAGAAGACGGGCGCGGTGATCTGGCCCCCGGAGGCCGTCACCGCGGCGGCGGCCGACACCGCCACGGAGACCGTGCCCCAGTAGGGTGCGCCCGGGCGGCGGAGCGCCGGCACGCTCCGCCGCCTGACCACCCGTTACGCGCGCCGGTTGACAGAACCGGCGAGTGGCTATGCTGTTCCCCTGTACCGCTGGTTTTGGGCCGGGTCACCAGATTCACACCCTGGAGACCCGCCCTCATGGCCGACTCGTACGAGCTCCCGCAGGACCTCAACCAGCTCTCTGACTCCGCGTACCTCGCGTCCCTCCCGGACGAGGACCTGGCGGAAGCCCTCCAAGTCTCTTCCGTCGCCTTCGCGGGCCTGTCCGCACAGGACGCGATCACGGACGAGTCCCTGGCGCAGATGCGCGCCCTGGCCGCCGGCTCCGAGGCGATCCGGTCGGAGCAGCGCTCCCGCCGTGAGGCCGCCGAGGCCGCCGCCGCCGAGATCGAGGCCATGGCCGCCCGGGTGCGCGGCGACGAGGCCGCCCCGGCCGCCGACCCGGCCCCGGAGGGCGGTGAGGAGGCCGCCGCCTCCGCCGAGCCAGCCCCCGCCGCTCCGGCTGCTCCGGCCGCTCCGGAGACCCCGGCCGCCCCCGCGGCGACCGCATCCGCGATCGCCCGTCCCGCGCTCAACCTCTCCGCCGTGCGCCGCGTCCAGCCGCGCGTCCTGCCCGAGGCCCCGGCACCGACGACCAGCATCACCGCAGCGGTGGACGTCCCCGGCTACACCCCGGGCGCGCCCCTGGACTTCGGAGACATCACCGCCGGCATCATCAGCCGCGCCAACGCCCTCAAAACGGCCGGCGGCGGCGTCGGACAGGTCATCAGCTACCGGCACCCGTACTCGCAGGACCTCATCGTCACGGACTCCAGCTCCGCGCCGGAGGGCACCACGGTCTCCCTCCACGCCTCCAACCAGCGGCGTCTGGAGGGCGGGGACCTGGTGGCGTCCGGCGGCTGGTGCGCGCCCTCGGAGACCGTCTACGAGCTCACGGACACGGCGTGCCCGGACCTCCTGTGGGACGCCCCGGAGATCCAGCTCGCCCGCGGCGGCCTGCGCTACTACAAGCCTCTGTCCCTGGACGTCTCCGCCATGACGTGGGTCCACACCGAGGCGGACGACATCTCCGGCGCGGAAAAGCCCTGCTTCCGCATCCCGTGCCCCGACCCGGTCGAGGTCCGGTGTGACGCCATCGGCGTCTGCCTGGAGGCCGGCATCCTCACGCAGCGCCACTTCCCGGAGCTCGTGAGCTGGTACCTGCGCAACGCCATGGTGGCGCACGAGATCCGCGTGAAGCAGCAGCTGTTCCAGCAGGCACTCAACACGGCCACGCCCGTGGTCATGGACCCGTCCTTCGGCGCGCTCTCCGCCGTGTTCGCGGCGGTCGCCCTCCAGAGCGCCGACGTCATCGAGCGGCACAGCCTGTGCGAGTCCACGGCCCTGGAGGTCGTGTTCCCGTACTGGTCCCGTCAGCTCTTCCTCGCGGACCTGGCCCGCCAGAACGGCGTCAACATCTGCGACCTGGACCCCAACTGCATCCAGGACACGTTCACGAAGCTGGGCGTCCGCGTCCAGTTCGCGCGCGGCCTCAACCCGGCGGTGCCGGACGAGATCGGCGGCGCCACTCCGGCGCAGGCGTTCCCCAGCACGATCAAATTCCTCATGTACCCGGCCGGTTCGCTGGTCATCGGGCGCGGCGAGGAGGTCAACCTGGGCGTGATCCACGACAGTACGAAGTTCCGATTTAACGATTTCACTGCAATCTTCGCCGAGGAATGCAGCGCGCTCGTGGACCGCAGCGTGGACACCCGCCTGGTCACCGTCCCGGTCTGCCCGGACGGCGCGACCGGTGCGCAGCTCGAGATGCTGTGCGCCGCCGGCACCACCTCCTGACCCTCCACCCTCGGCCCTCTGGCGGGCCCGCGCAGCGCCGCGGGCCCGCCACGGCCTGACCCGTCCACGGAGGTGGAGCCATGCCCGCAGCCATGCGGAAACGAGTCGAGCCCATCGCGGGCACCCCCCTGCCCCACGGCATCCTCAACGCGTGCACCAACGTGCGGGACGTGGAGGACGTCCACGAGCTCATGGGTGTGGAGTGGATGGCCCTCGGCTGCTGCCCCGTCCAGCAGTGGCACGACCCGTGCCTGACGGAGGCGGAGTCCCCCGGCGAGGAGTCGCCCGGCGAGCCCGTGGAAAAGACGTTCTGCCGCCCGGAGTTCGAGCACGCGACGCCCATCACCCTGTACTCCGGCATGGAGTGCTCCACCATGGGCTGGACCTTCGAGGAGGCCGTGGAGCACGCCCGCGCGGCGATGGACCTCGGGGAACAACACGGCCTGGAAGCCGCCTGGTGGGACACCCGCCTCACCACGGACGTGGTGGACCTGACCCCGCCGGAGGGCCCGGTCTCCCCGGCGCAGGGCGTAGCGGCGCTGGAGGGCTGCCTGGCGGAGTCCTACGGCGGCCAGGGCGTCCTCCACGTCCCGGCGGGCCTGGCCGCACTCCTGGGCTGCTGCAACGTCCTGCGGGAGGACCCCGCCACCGGGAGTCTGCGGACCCTGGCCGGTAACTGCGCCGTCATCGGCGCCGGGTACTCGGCCATGAACACGGGCCCGGGCGGCATCCCCGCCGAGCCCGGCACGGCATGGATGTACGTCACCGGCCCCGTCCACATCCGCCGCGGGCCGCTGGACGTCATCCCCGACCGCTCCGCCTCCGTGAACATCCGCACCAACCTGCGGTCCGTGCTCCTGGAGCGCACGTACGTCGTGGGCACCACGTGCACGGTGTGCGCCGTCCAGGTGAGGGCGTGCGACTGATGGCCGATCTCCTCACCGTCCAGCCCGCCGGCCCGGTGCGGCGCGCGTTCGCACGGTGGGCGGTCGCGCAGACCCCGAAGCTGCGCACCGTCTCCGCCGAGGCGTTCGGCGTCCCGCCGCACCTCTTCGCGGAGATCCCGGAGGCGCTGCTCCAGGGCGCCACCGTCAACGGCTACCCGTACGAGCCCGCCGAGGAGGCCACGGAGGCGGCCCCGGCCGGTGCGCCCGAGCTCCTGGGCGTGGCCACCGTGGACGGCTTCCCCCTGGCGCCGCCCGTGTTCGCGCCGCTGGAGGACGCCGAGCCGTTCGAACCCGGCGGCCTCGTCATCGTGGGTGAGGACGGCCCGGAGACCGTTGTCCCCCTCGGGGACAGGGCCGGGGACACGGGGGACAACGTCGGGGACACGGCCGGGGACCGGGAGGACACCGTCCCGGCCGCACCCGCCGTGAGCAGCGGGGACACGGGGGACAAGCCGGGGGACACGGCGGGAGACAAGCCGGGGGACAGCGACCGAAGCGACCCACCCGCCGACAAGCCGCACCCCTGTGACCGCTGCCCGAAGTCGTTCGAAACCGAGCGCGGCCGGGACACCCACCGCCGCATGGTCCACGGGAGGTAGTCCCCTTGCCTGTACAGCCAATCCCGTGCGGCCCGGACGGCGGCGGCACGCCGGGCGACCCCGCCGCCTGTTACTCCCCGGCCATCACCACCACGCCCCTCTGTCGGGAGGACGGGACCACCATCCTCCTGGTGGTGAGCTCCCCGGCCGCCGACTGCGGCGACGATGCCGCCCCGCCGGAGGTCACCGGCTGGATTGACCCCGCAACCGGCGTCTTCACCCCCGGCGCCGCGCCGGCCGACGCCGGCCCGTGCGAGACCCCCGGCTGTGTGGAGACCGTCTGCCGGACCCTCTGTGACGACACGGACGGGGACGGCGCGGCGGACGCCACGTACTCCGAGCTCTGGTGCGTCCGCGCGGACGGCACCACCTCCCTGGTCCTCACCTACCAGGGCGACCCCTCCACCCCCTACGTACCCGTCTCCCCGGTGGAGTGCGAGTGGGGGAGCCAGGAGACGGAAACCCTCCAGCTCTGCGACGACTCCGGCCCGTTCCTGCGCCGGTACACGTGGCTCCAGGGCGTGGCCACGTTCCTGGACTACGCCCTGGACGGCGCGACGCCGCACATCGTCACCGGCCCGGTCCGTACGTGCTCCACGGGCTGTGACGCCGCACCCGTGGCCACCGTGGGCCTCTGCCTCGCGGACGGGACACCGATCGCCGTCCTCCTCACCCGGGACTGTGACGGCGCGGTGACCCGCCAGGGGTGGGTCCAGCTCCTTACCGGCACCTACAGCGAGGGCGCGCCCCCGGCCGGGGCCCGGCCGTGCGGGGACGCCTCCGCGTTCGAGCTCACCGGCATCCTCTGCGACACCGACCCGGCCACCGGGGACGTCCTCGGCCTGGTCCTCGTCGAGTACGCCTACGCCCCGGACGGCTCCCTGGCGAGCGTCCAGCTCCTCAACCCGGCCACCGGCGACCCGTACACCCTCCAGGGCGTCCTCCGGCAGTGCCCCGGCGGCGGGGACCAGCTCCCGGAACAGGACTCCGTGGTCCTGTGCGACGTCCAGGCGGACGGCACCACCACGGCGTTCGTGCGGGACTACCGGCGCGACGCGGCCGGCCTCATCACCGGGCACACGGACTACACCCTGGACGGCGGCACCTACGCGGTCACCGGCACGGTGGGCGTCTGCCAGCCGGAGCAGCCGGCCCCGACGCCCCCGCCCGTGGACGTGGAGTCCTACGGCCTGTGCGTCATCGACAACGCCACCGGCGACGTCCTCCAGGAGATCCGCCGGGAGGTCGTCTACGACGCCGCCGGCCTGGCGGTGGGGAACCGGTTCGTGGACGCCGTCACCGGCGCGCCCGTCGCGGTCCCCGGCGGGGCGCACCTCGGCGTCTGCCCGGCCCCACCGTGCCGCAACACCTCCACGCTCCTTGTGTGCGACCTCCCCCAGGACGGCACCCCGGCCGCCACCCTCACGGACACCAGCGGAGCGCCGTACTACCCGTACACCACGGGCGTGCCCACGCCCGGAGCACAGGCGCTCTGGGACGGCGGCACGCTCACCCTCCCGGACGCTACCGGCCCGCAGCCAGGCACGGGCGGCACCGTCCGCACCGCAGCCGCCACCATCCAGGCCCCGCGGCCGGCCTGCGACACCGGCACCGCCCACGTGACGGTCCAGGTCAACGTGACCCAGCTCGGCCCGGACAACGGCTGCCGCAACACCGGGTTCATCGGGATCTACAACGGCAGCGGCGAGGCCAACCGGGTGGCCCTGGCCCTGGCCCCGCTCGACACTCCTGCCGGCTGGTCAGGAACCCTGACCGCCGAGGCCGATGTGCCGGCCGCCGACCTGGCCGCCGGGAACATCGCCGTCCTGGCCGCGTTCGACGCCTACGACGACAGCGGCGCCACTTGCCCGCCCCCGAGGCGGACCGGGTGGGAGCTCTCCGCGTTCACCACGACCGTGGCCTACGACCAGGCCGGGTGTGCGGCGCAGGTCTTCGCGAACGTGGTCACCGACTGCGAGACCGGCGCGGTGGAGTCGGTCACCTACACCCTCCCGGACGGCACCGCGTACGCCCCGACCGGCGCCATCGGCCAGTGCGCCCCGGCGAGCAGCGGGACGACCGTCCCGCCGTGCGGAGACACCGAGCTCGTCCAGCTCTGTGACCTCACGTACGACCCGCAGGCCCCCATCCCCACCCCGGCGCGGGACTTCACCCTCACCGGGAACGTCGTGACCGGGAACCAGGGCACCACGCTCTGGTTTGCGCAGGCCAACCAGCCCGCCACCGGCGTGGCCGAGCTCACCGTGGGCGGGCTCCTGGCGACGGTCCTCTACGACTACCGGTTCGCCACGGCGTGGATCGGCGCGGGAGGCTCCAACCCGGCCGCCAACGACGCCGTTTATCTGCTGGAGATCCTGGACGGCACCACCGTGCTCGCCACCAGGACCCAGAACACCTCCAACGGCTCCAGCGTGTTCCCCGGCGGCGTCCTCGCCGAGGAGCCTCCGCTCTCGTTCATCGCGCCGGCCACCGGCACGGTGACGATCCGCTGGACCGACCTGACCACCGGCGGCGCGATCAATGATCGCGATCTGTTCGTGATGCCGATTGAGCTGCGGACCTCCGTCCTCACCGTCACGGCGAGCCCGTTCCTGCGGCGCATGGTCTTCGACTGCGACGGCGGCCTCACCTCCGCCGAGGACTTCGCCCTGGACGGCTCCACGCCGTACGTCGTGGAGGGCGAGGTGGGCCAGTGCACGTCCGGCGACGGCGGCGGCTCGACGGTTGCCCCGCCGTCTCCGGGCACCAGCACGCTCCTGCTCTGCGACACCACCGCCACGGGCCCGGTCCAGTTCCTCCGCACCCTCACCGTGGACGCGGAGACCGGGGACGTCCTCACCACGGCGGACACCACCCTGGACGGCGACCCGTACGACGTCACCGGCGAGGTGGGCCAGTGCGCGCCGGCGGAGGAGCCGTGCCCGGCCCACACCGTCCTCTCCGCCTGCCGGTGCGACGACACGGACGGCGACGGCATCGCGGACGTGGAGTACGTCGAGCTCCTGGCCGTGGACTGCGCCGGAGTCCTCACCAGCGTGGGCACCTACACCGAGGACCTGACGCAGCCCTACGCGCCGGTATCGCCCGTGGACTGCGCCACCGTCGAGGCGGGGGCGCCGCTCCCCGTCACGGTCCAGGCGCACCGCGTCCAGCTCCCCGTGGGCGGGACGTGGGACGCCTCCACGGTCGTGGCGCTGCGCTCCGCCACGTTCACCGCCCACACCGGCACGGGCCAGATCACCACCGTGGAGGGCGCCTCCACGCTCTTCCGGGGTGAGTCCGTGACCTGGTCCACCGACAAGGAACAAGACGCGGCCCTGGTCGGCCCGCTATCCGTCACGGCGGTGGACGGGATCGTCACCGTCGCCTTTACGACTGGGAGTTGACCCATGAGTGGATGCTGCGGGCAGGGGCCCGTCATCACCAGCGCGCTGGCCGTGCCCCGTGTGGACGTGGAGCCGGTGCTCCTGTGCGACGTCCTCCCGGACGGGACCGTGGCCGCCACCGTCCTGGTGGAGCCGGTCTACGACGCCACCACCAGTGAGCGGGTGGGGACGCGGGTCGTGGACCCGGTCACCGGCGTTGACTACACGCCGGCCGGGGAGCTCCAGCCGTGCCCGACTCCGGAGTCGTGCAGCTGTGAGGCCGTCCTCCTCTGCGACACCGTCCCCGTCACCACCTCGGCGGTGACGCTCACCGGCACCGGCTACCAGGTCCGTAACGACCAGGTCATTTCCGGCGCCCCGCGGCGCGGCACGGACGCGGACGCCACGGCGATCTGGTCCGGCCAGACCGTGAGCGTCCCCGGCGCGGCACCCGATGGCTCGGCCGCCGGGGCGCACACCCACTACGGCGTGATCCTCGGCGTGGGCGACGTCCAGTGCGGCGACCTGGACCCGGCCGGAACGCTGGACGTCACGGCGACCGTCACCTACCGCAACGACGGCCCCGGCGGAGCGTGGGACTACTACGGCCGCCTGTCCCTGTGGGACGGCTCCACCATGGTCACGGCCGACCCGTTCGGCGCGGGCTCCGGCGTGTTCTTCCCGGCCGGGGACACCAGGACCGCAACCATCACCGGCCCCGTCCCGGTGGCGTCCCTCCTGGCCGGGGACGTCACGGTGGAGTTCAACCTGGAGACCGGCGCGGACCCGCTGAACGGGACACCGGCCGGGGACCAGCCCAAGACGTGGACCGTGAGCGGCGGCACCCTCACCGCCGGCCCCGCTCCCGTCACCGGCTGCGCCAGCGCGGCCACCCCGTTCCTCCGGCACCTCTGCCGCTCCTGCACCGGCGGCGCCACCGTCACGGACACCACCCTGGACGGGACCACCACCTACGCCGTCCAGGGCGAGGTGGGTGTCTGCGGCCCGAGCGGTGAGGAGACGGCCGCGCCGCTCGTCCTCGGCCAGGTCTGCTACGACGACGGCACCGGCACGGTGCGCGCCGCCGCGGTGGTGCGCTGCGCCGGGTGTGAGGACCAGGCCGTCCAGTACGTGGACGTTGAGACTGGCGAGGAGGTCACCGCCCCGACGCTCGTGGACTGCCCGCCCGCCGCAGGCTGCGACCAGTTCACCGGGACGCTGTGCTACCAGGAGCCGGCCACCCAAGACCCGTCATTCACGCTGCATAAGTTCAACAACGCCGACCCCAACCACCCCGGTTGCCTGGTCGGGCTCGACGCCATGGACGGCGACTTCCCGTTCATCCAGTACAACGACCCGATCACCGCGTGGGAGGGCACCTACAGCTCGAACACCGGCACCGCGTCAAACGTCGAGATCTCGGCTCCGGAGCTCGGCGGGTTCATCGACTGGAGCACGTTCAGCCCGCCGATCCCCTCGGTTCCCAACGCGGGTATCCCGGCCCCGTACACGGGCACCGCAGTGTTCAACGGCGTCACGGTCACTCTGGAGGTCTTCACCGAGCAGGCACTCACCACCGGTACGCAGTACCTGCGGATGGGCGGCACCCTGCATTTCCGGCTGTCGTTCTCGTCTCCGGTGACGATGCTGTTCGGCACCCAGGGCTTCGCCGACCCGGCCCCCGACAACGGTGAGCGGTTCTGCAACGTGACCGCGACCGGTGTCGTCACCGGGGCCGGTGAGATCCGGACGGCGTACGGGCTCCGCGACTGCGAGACCGGCGAGACGACATGGCGCGACCAGGTAAGCGGCCAGGACGTAGACCTGACTCAGGCCGTGGTCGTCCCGTGCCCCCAGGCACAGCGGGACTGCGCCTCTCCGACCGAGCCGACCGCCACGGTCGGCCTGTGCCTGGCGGACGGGACACCGATCGCGGTCACCGTGGTCCGTGACTGCGCGGGCATCGTCACGTCGGAGGGATGGCTCAACCTCACCACCGGCGCCTACAGCGCGGGCGCGCCCCCGGCCGGGACCGTCGCCTGTGGGGACTCCCGCTCCGTCCAGGTGAGCGGCACCTTCTGTGACGTCCTGGCGGACGGCACGGTCGCCGGGCTGGTCCTGGTGGAGTACAGCTACGACGACACGGGCGCGATCTCCTCCGTGCGCCTGGTGGACGCTGTCACCGGCACCACCTACACCCCGCAGGGCACCGTCACTACCTGCCCGGCCGGCGTCGAGCAGCCCCAGCAGGATGCCGTGATCCTGTGCCACACGGCGGCGGACGGCACCGTGACGGAGTTCCTGCGGGACTACCGGCGGGATGAGCTCGGCGCGGTCGTCGGCCACTCGGACTACCTCCTGGACGGCACCGCCTACACCCCGGACCTGGCCGGCACCGTGGGCGTCTGCCCGCCGCAGGGCTGCCAGAACTGCGAAACGCTGGTGCTGTGCGCGGACGACTCCGCCACCATCACCGGCCAGGGCGTGTCCTCGGGGACGCTCTCCAACGGCGTGACATGGCAGGTGAAGGGCAACGCCTCCGCCACCCCGAGCAACCTCAGCAACGCTGACGGCGCCTGGTGGGGCAACACCGCGATCTTCCCCAACGCCAACATCCCCGCGTACACGTTCACCTTCACCCGGCCGGCGGTCGTCGAGTTCTCCGTTTACATGGGCTACTTCAGCCCCACACCGGAGCCGGACGACAACTGCATGCAGCTCCCGGCCGGGCTGGAGGTCGTCAGCCTCCCCGCCGGGTTCGTCTACAACCCGGTCACCGGCCTGGTGTGCGTGAACGTCACGCAGGCCGCCGACCCGACCGGCGCCAACATGGCCAACCCCACCCGTGCCGTGTCCGCCCGGTTCCGCACCCCGGGCCCGGTGTCCACGCTGACGACGCGTTTCCTCGGCCCCCGCAGGGCCATCAGCGGGGCGTTCCGCACGGCGTGGGTGGGGGCGCTCCAGGTCACCGCGAGCGTGCAGTTCCTCCGCCGTATCTGCCGTGACTGTGAGGGCCTGGTCACCGGCATCACGGACACCCTCCTGGACGGCACCACGGCCTATGTGCCGCCGGCCGTGGTCGGGGTGTGTGAGCCGTCGCAGGAGCAGCCCCAGGGAGCCGACGCGGAGCCGCTGCTCCTGTGCCACACGGCGACGGCGGACGGCACCGTGACGCCGTTCCTGCGGCACCTCGTCTACAACGCCTCCACGGGCGTCATGACCGCCCGCACGGACACCCTCCTGGACGGCACCACCCTCTTCGCCCCGGGCGCCGGAACGGTCGGCATCTGCACCGAGCCGCAGCCGTGCGACGTCTCCCCGGTGTGCTTCCAGCCGAACGGCCGGGTGGAGTTCATCTCCAACCAGGGCACGCCCGGCACGCCTGGCAGCACCGCCAACACGGTGGACGCGGACTGGAAGTGGCAGACCGACCCGAACGCGCCCGCCGCCTCCTGGTGGGACATGTACCGGATCGCGAAGAACGGGGCCTGGACCAACGACCCGTCCTCGGCGGCCACCGGGTACGAGGGCACGGCCCATTGGGTCGGCGCGCACTGCAACGGCTTCGTGCAGACCCGCTGCAACCCGGTCGGCGCCAACGAGGGCCCCGGCTTCCTCACGGTCCAGCCCGGCCTCTCGGCGGCGAACCCGTTCAACTGGTACGCCTCGGCCACCTTCGACCTGCCGGCCGACGCAGACCCGGCGAGTATCCAGATCGAGGTGCCCGCGCTCGCCGCGGACCAGCTCCTTGTCGCCTGGCGGCTGAACACCGGGCCGTGGCAACCGGTCGGGACTGACTACCAGACGCTCTACACGCTGCCGGCGTCCACCGTCCCCGGGGCGCAGGCCGGTACGAACCGGATCACCCTCCACATTCAGGAGACCTCCCCGTCCGACTCTTCCGAGGGCCTACTGGCCCACGTGGTGGCCACCTACGCGGTGGAGTCCCTGGTGCAGTGGACGCGCATCCTGTGCCCGGACGGTACGACGACCTACCTGGACGAGTTCGGCGACGAACAGACCGCCGTCCCGGCCGGGTGGGTCCAGGTGCCGTGCCCGAGTGGTGAGGCGGCCGGGGTGGACGTCGAGACGTGGCCGCTGTGCGTCTTGGACAACACCACCGGCAACGTCCTCCAGGCCGTCCGCGCGGAGCAGGTCTACGACGCCACCGGCGCGGCCACCGGTGCGCCCCGCATCGTGGACGCCGTCACCGGCGGGCCCGTGGCCATCCCCGGCGGCGCGCACCTCGGCGTCTGCCCGGACGGTGACGCCCCGGCGGACGTGGAGCTGGTGGTCCTGTGCGACGTCACCGAGGTCACCACCCCGGAGGAGACACCCGAGCGGATCACCAACGGGCACTTTGCCACGGATGCCTCCGGGTGGGCACTGACCGGCGGCGCGCGCTACGTGCCGTCCAGCAGCCCGGACGGGTCGGTTGGCTTCCTGGACCTGTCGGCGGACAACGGTGCGGCGGGCACGGCGGAGCAGACAACGACCGTCACCCCCGGCCTCACCTACAACCTCTCGGCCCGCATCGGCATCTGGAGCACGGGCGGGAACACCCCGCAACAGGTGCGGGTGGACGTCCTGGACGGGTCCGGCGCGGTCCTCCACACCGAGACCGTCACCCCCGCGGCGGTGAGCGGCGGCCCGTTGTGGCCGGCGGATGGCGTGGTCGGCCCCGTGCCGATCGTGGCCACCGACACCACCATGACGGTTCGGTTCACGGACCTGGTCGGCGGGGACTTCATTGACGCCCTCCTCGATGACGTCTCCCTCCTCGGCCCGGGCGTACCGGCGGTCACCACGGAGGAGGTGGTGCCGTTCCTGCGGCGCTACACCTTCGACGCGGACGGGACGGCGACCCACACGGACACCACCCTGGACGGTGACACCTACCTGCCGTCTGGTGAGGTCACCGCCTGCACGGGCAACAGCACCGGCGGAGGCGACGGCACCGGTGAGGACGTGGAGACGGTCCTCCTGTGCGACGTCACCGAGGGCGAGGCGCAGAGCTACACCCCGACCAGCACAGCCGTGCTGCCGCCGGTGGCCTCCACGGAGCCCGCGATCAGCTCCACCACCGCCGGATACATGGTGGACCCGACGCCCGCTTTCAGCTCTGGCGGGTCCGTGATGGTGCCGACGTGGGGAACGGACCCGGGCGGCTCCCGCATCAACGCGATCTCCGGCCGGGTCACCTCCTCCGGGCCCACGCCGTGCGGCACCCCGGGTGACGTCCGGGTGACGGTCTCCCTGCGGGCCACCAACACCGGTGCCGCCACCGACGTGGGCAGCCCCGAGGCCGGGCTCACCATCCGCAACGGGACCACCGTCCTGGACACCGCCAACGTCGCCAACACGAACACGGGCGCGGCGCAGACCTTCGAGGTGGAGGCGGTCGTCCCGTGGGCGGACCTGATCGCCGGGAACATCACCTGGTACTGGTGGGCGCGCGTCTACCAGGGGCCGAACATCCACAAGACGTTCACCGTGGACCAGTACGCGGTGACGGTGGAGGACGCGGAGCCGATCGCCGGATGCGGTGAGGGAGCCGTCACGTCGTTCCTGCGGCACTTCACCCCCGACCCGGCGGCCGGGACGGCGCCCTACTTCGATACCACGGTCGACGGCGCGGCCTACGAGCCGACCGGGACCGTCACCTCATGCGCCGCCGCCGCGGCGAGCACGCCGGCTCCCCCGGACCCGGCGGACCAGCCCGTCCAGACCGGCATCCGCCGCGTGACCGGGACCGTCGTCCAGGCCCTCGTGACGGAGTTCCCCGGCCTCCAGTCCGTGTCCCTCGCCGTCCTGGCCGACACGGTCCACGTGACCATGGGCAACGGGGCGGCACAGCCCGTCCCGGCCGGGGCCACGCTCACCTGGTCCACCAACGACACGGACGACTCCTCCCTGTCGGTGGCCACGTTCGCCGGGGCGACCGCCGCCGCCTCCTACCTCCTCAACTGGACCTGGAAAGCGACGGTGGCCGGCTGATGGCGGGGACCGATGCCGGGCTCCGTGGCCTGCCCGTACCGAGCGGGCAGGCCAGTGGGGTCGTCAGCCTTGACGCTGCTCCAGAGAGCACGTGGACGCCCGTCCCCGGCGCGGTCCTGACCCTTCCGGGGGCCGGGCTGTACGAGGTGGTCGCGGACGTGCAGGGGTCGATCGCCGGGACGGGCAGCATCACGAACGCGATCATCGACGCTCGGATCTACGACACCACGGCCGCTGCCGGGGTGCCCCTGAGTGACCGGCGCGTCATCCTCCTTACCGACCAGTCGGCGGAGGCGATCATCCACGGCATCCAGGCCAACGCCTCGGCGGGCGCGCTCTACCGCGTGGGCGGCCCGGCCACGCTCCGGGTGGAAGGGTCCTGGCGGACCGACGCCGGCACCCCTTCGGGCCGGGTTCTGTGGGCCCACTGCTTCCGCTTCAAGCGGGTGAGCGACTGATGGCGGGCACCAGCGCTGGCCTGTGGGGCGTGGACGGGGCGTGGGCGCAGAACGGCACCCTCACCTTCAGCCGCGCCCTGGCGGGCGCAGACCGGGTGTGGGAGGTCATCGGGGAGGCCCCGGCCCTCACGATCCCCCGCGCCGGCATCTGGGAGGTCAGCTACCAGGCCCGCGGCGTCGCCCTCCTGCCGGCCAACGCCGCGCAGGGCCTCGGCGTGACCGTGGGTCTCTTTAAGGACGGCGCCCTTCTCCCCGGCTCGGAGGCGATGGCCGCGTTCATCTCCATCGCCGCCGCCGCTCCCGCGTTCCAGGTCCAGGCGACCGGGGCGCGGCAGTTCGTCCACTCCTTCACGGCCGGGCAGACCATTCAGCTCGCCGCCTACCGGATCGGCCCCGTTGGGAACGCCTCGGTGGTCAGCAACGGGGACGGCCGGACCTTCGTCTCCGCCCACTGGATCGGACCCCCGGGGGACACGGCCTCATGACCGGCACGCCGCGCACCCGCTTGGAGGCAACCCGCATCACCGGCGCCACGATCGCGGCCGGCCGCACCACCCCGCGAGACCAGCGCATCGCCTAACCCCTACTGGAGGACGTCCTCATGTCCGGAACGAACGGCAGCGTTGCGGCCCCGGCTGCGCCTGACGAGGAGTACGAGGTCCTGTGCGACGACGCGGGGACCTTCCTGCGCCGCTACGCCACGGAGGACGGCGCGACCGTCACCGTGGACACCGCCCTGGACGGCGTGACCGACTACGTGACTACCGGGACCGTGCGGCGCTGCGAGGCACCTGCGGCGCCGGCGAACCCCGTCCTGGACGGCACGATCCAGCGGCAGACCGGCGCGGGCACGGTGACGGTCCCGGCCGGGGCCCGTTCCGTGACCCTGATCGTGTACGCCGGCTCCCCGACCGTGGCCATCGGCGGCGGCGCGGCCGTCCCGGTGGCGGCCGGTACCTCCCTCACGTGGGGCGTGGACCGGGGCGGGGACGCCGGGGAAAGCCTCCAGGACGCCTACGTGTTCACTGGCGCGGCCGGAGCCGATCTCCTGGTGACGACCACTCGCGAGGTCTGATGAGCACCGGCGGGGACTACGAGGCACCAGGCCGCCGGCAGGAGCGGGCGACCGCCGTCACGGACGGGAACGGGCTCGCCACGTTCACCTGGCCCGCCGGGGCGTTCACGTCCCCGCCGGTGGTCACCCTGGCCGTGGAGGCCGGGGCCGGTTTCCGCTCGGCGCGGATCGCGTCCAACACGGCCGGACAGACGACCGTGGCCGTCCTCCAGGCGGCCGGGGTCACCCTCCTGGGGATCGGCGTCCTGGCGGCCGGCGTCGCCGCGTCCGGCGTCACCGTCCACGCCACCGCCACCGCCTCCACCTGACCCACCCTCGGAAGGCCCTCATGCCCACGCCTCGCCTCCGCGTTCTGGTGCTCCTCCCCGATTGGTCCGCCGTCCCCGCCGCGGGCGCCTACGTGACGACACGTGAGTACGCCCTCGGCCTGGCGGCGGCCGGGCACACCGTCCACGTGGTCACCACCTCGCGGGGCGGGAACACGACGCTCACGGAGGGCGGGGTGAAGGTGTGGCCCCGCTCCCTGTGGGCGTACGCGGTGAACCAGGCACAGGCGGACGTGGTGGTCTCCCACCACCGGGACCGCACGGCCGTCCAGATGGTGGCCCGGCTGCGCGGGGTGCCTCACCTCCTCATGGTCCACGGCATGTCCCCGGACCGGAAGCTGGGCCGCCCGGACCTGGCCTGGTTCCCCTCCCAGGCGTGCGCGGACCACTACGGGCACGCGGGGCCCACGCTGGTCTCCCCGCCGCCGGTGGACCCCGCCCGCTACCGGACCACCCCCGGCCGGCTGGTGACGCTCAACGGGACCACCGCGGCGAAGGGGGCGGACGTCCTCGCCCGCGTGGCGCGCGCGATGCCGGAGCGCCGGTTCCTCGCGGTGGCCACGCCGTGGCATGAGGAGGTCCCGCAGCCGGAGAACGTCGAGGTGGTCACCCGCAGGGAGCCGGCCGAGGTCTACGCCCGGACCCGGGTCCTCCTCATGCCCTCCCGGACGGAGTCCTGGGGCCGGGTCGGGGTGGAGGCCATGGTGTCCGGTATCCCCGTCATCGCCGCGCCCCTGCCCGGCATCCGGGAGGCGCTGGGGGAGGCCGCCGCATACCGGGCGCGCGAGGACGTGGCGGGGTGGGTGGAGGAGGTCCGCCGCCTGGACGACCCGCACGTCTACGCCGAGGCGTCGGCGCGCGCCCTCGCGCACGCGGAGCGGCTGGACTACCCGGCCGCCCTGGCCGCCTTCGAGCGGGCGTGTGCGGACCTGGCGGCCGCCGGGCGCGCCGGACGCCGCACGGCCCGCCCGCGGCCCGCACGGACCCCCTCACCGGCCCCCGCACCGGCCCTCGGCCCCGAGGTGGAGGTGGGCGGGGAGATCCCGGACGACGTGGAGGTGGTGGCGTGGGTCCACTACGGCGTCCCCTACCGGCGCGCCGGGTCGGAGACGATGCTCCACACGATGATGCGCGCCCTCCACCAGGCGGGCCGCCGGGTCCTGGTGGCGTGCTCCGACATGCCGGAGGCGCCGGACGTGTGGCGCGTGGACGGCGTCCCCTACACCCACGTACAGGGCCGGTTCGGAGAGGCGTTCCTCCGCACCCTTGGCGCCCGCGTGGTGGTCACCCACCACGAGTACGCGCCCCGCGCCATCGCCGCGGCCCGGGAGGCCAGCGCGCTGTCCGTGCTCCTGGTCCACTCGGACCTCGAGGTGGCCGGCCCCGGCCTGGACGCCCGCCCGGACCTCGCCGTGTTCAACACGGACTGGGTCCTCAAGGGGTGGACCGGCAGGCGGCCGGAGCTGGACCAGGTCCGCCGGCTCGTCGTCCACCCGCCCGTGGTCCCCGCCGAACACGCCTCCCCCGGGCGGGGCCGCCACGTGACCCTGGTCAACCTCTCCCGCCACAAGGGGGTGGAGACCTGGCGCGCCACCGCGCGGGCGCTGCCATGGCTGCCGTTCCTCGGCGTCACCGGCGCCCACGGCCCGCAAGTCCCCGGCCCGCGCCCGTCCAACGCCCGGATCCTCGGCCAGACCTCGGACATGCGGGGGGACGTGTGGGCACAGACCCGGGTCCTCCTCGTGCCGTCCGTCTACGAGTCGTACGGCCTGGTCGCGGTGGAGGCGTTGGCGTCCGGCATCCCCGTGATCGCCCACCCGACCCCCGGCCTCCGCGAAGCGCTCGGGGACGCCGGCGTGTTCGTGGACCGCGCGCGCCACCAGGAGTGGGCAGCCACCGTGCGGGAGGTCTACCAGGACGCCGGCCGCCGGGCCCGGCTCTCGGCGGCGGCCCTGGAGCGCTCCGTGTTCCTGGAGCGGCAGACGGCCGGGGAGCTCCGCGCGTGGGTGGAGACGGTCCGGGACCTCACCGGCCCGTGACGACCCGCCGCCGCGGCGAGGCGCGCCGCTAGACTCCTGGTAGCTGCTGGTTCTGGGCCGGGCACGAGACGCACCGTCTCTCGCTGCTGGTTGTGGGCCGAGCCGTCCAACTGGTCATTGTTGGAGGCTCCTCCGTGGTAGCTCCGCTCATCTCCAATGCCGCGACGGTCCGGGTTACCCGGGTGGACGGCTGCGGCCGCCCCGTCTGCGGTGAGGACTCCTCGTACGTCACCGACTGCTTCGCCTCCGTCAACATGGAGGCCAACGTGGAGGAGGGCGAGGACATCACCTTCACCGCCGCCAACGGAAGGCAGTGCGGTTTCAAGAAGGGGTGCCCGACCCTCAACGGCTTCGACGTCACGTTCACCTTCTTCCAGGCCAGTCCCGAGCTGATCGAGATCATGACCGGCAGCCCGGTGTACTTCGACTACGCGGGCCGGCCGATCGGCTTCGACTCGTGCTCGATCCCCTGCAAGTCCGGCTTCGCGCTGGAAGTCTGGACGGACGTCCTGGGCGAGGACGTGTGTGAGGACGAGACCGCCGAAGGCTCCTGGGTGTACTTCCTGCTGCCCTGGCTCAGTAACGGGATCATCGGGGACCTGGAGCTCGGCGCGGAAGGCGTGAACCTCGAGCTCACCGGCGCCACGAAGGCCGGGGGGAAGTGGGACGTCGGCCCGTACGACGTTCAGCCGCAGGACGCCGCCGGCACCCCGGGCCCGATGCTCACGCCCCTGGGCCCGACCTGTCACCGCCGGACCTTCCTCACCTCCACCCCGCCGCCGGAGCCGAGCACCACGTACCTCCCGGTTGCGGGCGAGTTCTGCCAGGCGTCCTGACCATGACGGAGCTCGACCTGGTCGTGCCGGTGCGGGAGGGGGCCTCCAACGAGCAGCTGCGGTATGCGCTGCGCTCGTGGGCGGCCAACCTCCCGCACCGGCGCGTCTGGTTGATCGGCGGCCGGCCTCCGTGGGTGGGGGACGTGGAACACATCCCGATCCACCAGGCCGGGCGGACGAAGTTCACCAACACCACCACGGCCATGTGGGCGGCGTGCGCACACCCGGAGATCACGGACACCTTCCTGTGGGCCAATGACGACTTCTTCGTCATGAGGCCGGTGGAGGGGGCCATGCCGGTCTACCACCGGGGCCCGGTCCGGGAGGTGGAGGCGTACTACGCCGTACGCGGGGCGGGCTCCTACCTCCGAGGGCTGCGGGAGACCCGGGACCTCCTGGTGTCCCTCGGCCACCCGGACCCGGTCTCCTACGAGCTCCACGTACCGCTCCCCGTGACGAAGCGGAGGATGCTCGCCGCGCTGGAGGTGGGCCGCGACCTGGACGTCCTCCACAAGCGGACCGCCTTCGGGGTCCTGGCGGGGATCGGCGGGGAGCGCATGAGGGACGTCAAGATCCTGCACCGGCGGCCGGAGTTCGACCGGGAGGCCGGGTTCCTCTCCACCATGCCGGACAGCTTCGCCCACGGGCACGTGGGCCGGTTCATCCGGGACCGCTTCCGCGAGCCCGGCCCGTACGAGAGGGGACGCCGGTGACGCTCCAGGTCGGCCCGTGTGAGCCGTGGCCGGTGGAGCTGTGCTGCTCCACGGAGGACCGCACCGAGGAGGAGGTGGAGCGCTGGACGCGCGTCGCCTCCACGATCCTCTGGCACCTGTCCGGGATGCGCTACGGCCCGTGCCCGGTAACCGTGAGGCCGTGCTCCCGCTCCTGCGCGGACTCCTCCGGCCCGATCTCCTTCCAGGCGGTGAGCGGGGCCTCCACGGGCGGGTGGGTGCCCTACATCGACGCCGGCGGAGTCTGGCGTAACGCCTCCCTGTGCAGCTGCAAGAGCGCGTGCTCCTGCGGGGAGCTCTCGGAGATCTACCTCCCCGGCCCGGTGTACGACGTCCAGGAGGTCAACGACGGCGGCCAGGTCCTCATCCCCGGCGTGGAGTACCGGGTGGACGCGCCGGGCCGCCTGGTGCGCCTCGGCGGTCAGCACTGGCCGACGTGCCAGGAAATGGCCGAGCCCGAGGGCGCGCCGGGCACCCTGACGGTGACCTACCGGTGGGGCCTCCCGCTCGACGCCGCCGCTATCGCCGCCGTCTCGGCGCTCACCTGTCACCTGCTCCGTGGTTGTTCTGGGGGCGGCGGGTCGTGCGGGTGCCGGGCTAACCGGAACGTCACCAGGACGACCCGTCAGGGCGTGGAGATCGAGCGCCAGGACGTGACGCTCATGTACGCCGAAGGGCTCACGGGCGTACCGGAAGCTGACATGTGGCTCATGAGCATCAATCCCTTCCGGCAGCGCTACCCCTCCAGGGTGTACTCACCAGATTTCCGACGCCCGCGCGTCACCACCTGGCCATGAGGAGGCCGCGCTCATGCCGTTGACCCCGTACTCCGTCCACGACCTCACGGAGGCCGTGCTGGGCTGCGTGTGCGCCGCCCTGGACGCCGCCGTGACGGACGGCGTCCCGGACGCCCGTGGGTGCCCGTGCCGCGCCTGTGTCGTCCCCGGGACCGTGGCGTGGGACGGGTGCGGCCCCGAGGACTGCGGCGACGGCGAGCCGGGCCAACTTTCAGTGAGCGTCGCCCGGATCTTCCCCGCCGGCCAGGCCTTCCCCTCCGAGGACCGGACCGTCCAGGGCGTCCGTGGCTGTATGCCCGCGCCGCTCACCGCCGTGGAGCTGGTGGTCACCCTCCTGCGCTGCGCCCCGGTGCCCACGGAGGACGGGTGCCCGCCCACCTGCGAGGAACAGGCCGAGGCCGCCCGCGTCCTCCACGTGGATGCCGCCACCATCTACTCGGCGTTGTGGTGCTGCCTCCCCGGCATCGGCCCCAACCCGCGCCGGCCGCGCCGCTTCGTCATCGGGGCCCAACGGATCGTCGGGCCGGAAGGCGGTTGCGTGGGCGTGGAGCAGCGCGTCACCGTGGGCCTACCGGGCTGCGCCCCGTGCCCGGGAGAGGGGACCTCATGAGCGTGTCCGTGACCGTGGACCCCGGCGTCATCGCCCGAATTCTCCGCCGCCGCGGGGGTGTGGCGGAGCGGCGCCTCCGCGCGAAGACGCGGCGGGTGGCCAGCATCGCGGCCGCCGAGGCGCCGGGCTCCATGGGCGCGCATGTGGACTGGCGGGTGGAGGCCGGCCCGCGCGGTCTCCGGGGCGTCATCACATGCGACCACCCGGCAGTCCACTTCGTCCTCCGGGGGACGAGGCCGCACATCATCCGGCCGCGGCGGGCGAAGGCTCTCCGGTTCGAGGTGGGCGGAGGCGTCGTCTTCGCGAAGGTGGTGCGCCACCCGGGCACACGGGCGAATGACTTCATGGGCAGGGCGTTGCGGCTCGGCCGGTAGTTGACCCTCACGCGCCGGGTCTGCGAGCCTGGTGTGAGCTGATCAGTGCAGCGGCGGAGGCCGCTCCCCTTTACCCCGTCGCTCTGGTGGGGGCCCCTCATGCCGGGAGGGCGGGGAGCGGCCTCCGTGCCGTCTGCCGTCCCCAGCTCGCCCCGCTACCCTTCCCCCCAGACGCGTGCGCCGCTGGTTGTGGGCCGGGCTGCAGCGCGGCGGACCGAAGGACACACAGTGGGACAGCGCAAGACGTTCACGCTGAACACCGAGCCGCACGTGGCCGAGCTCGGGAACGGCCTGGAGCTCAAGTTCCAGCCGGAGGTCATGGGCGATGCCTTCCTGGAGGGGTACGTCCGGCTCCAGGAGGCTTACCGGGGGATCTCCGGCGGCCTCAAGGGCGACGGTGAGGGCATGGACCCCGCCGTGGCGCGCAACATCATCCGGGAGTCCCGCCGGTTCCTCCACGGCGTCCTCCTCCCGGAGTCCCAAGAGGTGTTCTCCCGGTACGTGGTCGTCAAGGGCGGCAAGGCGCACGGGGTGTACCAGGACCCGGACAGGGCCGCCGAGGCGGCGGCGGAGCTCGGGAAGACGGCCGAGGTGCGGGACGACTCCGTGCAGCTCCCGCTCCGCGCCCTCATGGAGATCCTGGAATGGGTCGGCACCCTCTACGGGGGGAATGACGGCGCGCGCCCTACTGGGCCGTCCACCGCCTCCTCCTCTCGGTCGCCGAGGGCTGGTCGGCGTGGGACGGGCAGCTCTCCCTCCAAGGGGTAGACCTCCACTCCTGGACGCTGGACCGGTTGCTCAACGCGGCGGAGGCCGCGATCTATGCGGCGGCGGAGGATGACGCCGAGCGTGCCCGCATCCGGGCGAAGATCTACGCCCCGCCTGGTGGTGCCGTGGTGCGCCGTGGTGCGCGCCGGCCGGGAGCCGCGCCGCCTGCCGCGGGGACGCCCGGTGGGTCCCGTCCTGGCCCGGCGGCGCCGATGGGGGAGGGCATGTCCCGGGGCGCGGCGCAGGCCCTCGTGGCGCAGCTCGCGGCCGAGGACGCCCGCCTGGCCGGAGGCCGCTAACGGCTAGTCTGGAGGCGGCCCACCAGGTGGGCCGCCGCCGTCTGGTTCTGGGCCGGGCACACACGCCGTCTGGTTATGGGCCGGGCGACCATCACGCACTTCGTGAGGTTGCCCGGTGGCCGAGGACGAGCTGGACTACGGCGCGGCCCGTATCCGTGTTGAGCTGGACTCCACGGAGGCAGAGGCCGACGCCCGGACCACCGGGGCGCGGATTGAGCGGGCGCTGGACCGCGCCACCCGCAACCTCGGCCGCACGATCGCGCGGAACATCCGCGACGGCCTCCGCAACGTCTCCGTAAGCGTCCGGGTGGAGCCGGACCTCCGCCGGTTCGAGCGGTCTCTACGGAACCAGCTCCGGGACCTGGCGGCCGTGGAACTGCGCGTCACCCCGGACCTGGCCCGGTTCGAGACCGCGCTGCGTGCGGGCCTGCGGGGCCTGGAGGCCGTGGACGTACGGGTCCGCCCGAACCTGACCGGGTTCGAGACCGCGCTACGCGCCGCCGTGCGGGGCCTGGAGCTCCCCGTCCGCGTCACGCCGAACGTCACCCGGTTCGCGGCCGCGCTACGAGCCGCGGTGCGGGGCGTTGAGCTCCCTTTCCGGGTCGTGCCGAACATGGCCGGGTTCGCCACGGAGCTACGCCGTGAGGTCCGGGACCTCGAGCTCCGTATCCGGGTGTTGCCGGACCTCCGCCGCTTTGACCGCGGCCTCCTCGCCGGACTCCGGGACCTGGACGGCATCAACATCCCGATCTTCCCGGACCTCCGGGAGTTCGAGGCGCGGCTCCTGGCCGGGCTCTCCGACATTGAGGCCATCCGCATCCCCGTCCACCCGGACATGTCCGGCTTCGACGAGCGGGTCCGCGCGCACCGGGCGCCGGACGTCGAGGTCAACGTCAACGCGGACACGGACCGATTCGGCCGCGCCCTGCGCGCCCTCGGCGGGATCGCCAGGGGGGTGGGGTCGGCCCTCACCGGGCTCCTGGCGTTCGGCGCGGTGGGTATCGCGGCCGCCGGCGCAGCCTCGGCGGTGGGCGGCCTCGCGTCCGCGCTCGCCCCGTTGGGCGGGCTCGTGGCCGGCCTCCCCGCCGCTCTCGCCGGCGGCGTGGTCGCGCTCCAGTCGTTGAAGCTCGCCCTCCTGGGCGTGGGGGACGTCCTCGGGAGCGCGATCTCCGGCGACATGGAGAAATTCGCGAAGGACCTGGAGAAGTTGGCCCCGGCCGCCCGGGAAGTCATCGGCCCCCTCGGCCCTCAGCTCCGGGAGCTCCAGCAGTCCCTCCAGCAAGGGTTCTTCGCGCAGTTCGCGGACGACGCCGCCAAGGCGGTCAGCAACCTGGCGCCCCTGTCCGGGAACCTCCAGGACTTGACGGCGGAGTTTGGGCGGGCAGCTCAACAGGCCCTCCTGTTCCTCCAGACGCCGGACGCGTTCAACGCGCTGGGCACGGTCATCGTCAGCACGCAACAGGCCCTTAGTGGGCTCACGTCCGCGATGCAGCCGGTTCTCGCGGGCTTCCTGGACCTCGCCGCCACGGTCTCCTCGGCGTTCGGGGAGCGGATCGGGGCGTCCATCGAGAGCGCCGGTTCCAGGTTCGGAACGTGGCTCTCCGCACTGGCCGCCTCCGGTGAGGCCGTGGAGAAGGTGAACGCCGGCCTACAGACGTTGTCGCAGCTCGGGGACGTGCTGGGCAACATCGGGGACATCCTGAGCGGCTTGTTCGAGGCGGGCAACGCCTCCGGAGCCGGATTCCTCAACAACCTCCAGACGATCACAGAGTCGGTCTCCGAGTTCATCAGCAGCCTGGCCGGCCAGGAGGCGGTCGGGAACGTCTTCGCCACGATTGGGGAGATCGCATCTCAGCTCGGCCCGATCTTCGCGGCGCTGGTCACGCAGCTCGGTGCCATCGCGCCGGCGTTGACTCCGGTGTTCACGGCGCTGGGTCCGGCGATCGTCAGCCTGATCGATTCCCTCGGCCCTGCCCTGGCGGCACTCGCGCCGAGTGTGGAGACCGTGGCGGTCGCCCTGGCGGACGGTCTCGCTGCTATCGGTCCCTCGCTCACCCCGCTCGGGGCGGCGCTGGGGGCTGCGCTCGAAGCGCTCGCGCCGTTGCTGCCGTTGCTGGGCGGACTGGTGGCCATGCTGGCGGAGGCCCTGGCTCCGGTGCTGCTGATCGCGGCCGAAGCGCTCGCGCCGTTCATTGATGCGTTGACCGACGCCCTCATGCCGATTCTGCCGGACCTCACCAAGGCGATTGTTGACCTGATCGCAGCGTTCGTCCCGCTCGCGTCGGGCGTGGGTGACGCACTGGGCCAGGCGATGAAGGATCTGGCTCCGGCTGCGGTCGATCTGACTGATGCCCTGGTCCGGGTATCTGAGGCGCTGGTCCCGGTCGTCTTGAAGATGAGCGACGAACTCCTGCCGCTCCTGCCGGACCTCGTGGACGAGTTCAACAACCTGGTCAAGGCGATGGTGCCGGCCATCGGGCCGCTCGCGGACCTTGCCGAGGCGTTGAGTCCGTTCCTGGTGAAGTTGGTCGAGATCGGTGTGCCGATCGTGAAGTTCCAGCTCGCCATCCTCAAGTGGCTGGCGATCAAGCCCGTCATTGCGGTGGTCAAGGGGCTGATGACCGCGATTGGCGACTTGGCCACGGGGGCAGCAGACGGCCTCCGGTGGGTCTCGGAGCTGCCGACCAAGATCAGCACCGCCCTGAGTGACCTGGGCACCAGCATCTCGGACTTCTTCACCGACCTGTTCACCGACATCGGTACGTGGCTCTCCGATGGCTTCCAGTCGGTGGTGGATTTCTTCACCGGCCTGCCCGAGAAGATCATGACCGCCCTGTCCCTGCTCCCCGGCCTCCTGCTGGAGGTGTTCACGTCAGCGGTCGCCGCTATCGGCATCGCCCTCCTCACGCTGCTCGCCGGGATCATCTTCACGTTCACGGAGCTGCCAGGGAAGATCGTTGACGCCCTGGCCTCCCTCGGCCAGATGCTCTGGGACGCGCTGACCGCAGCGTGGGAGTGGGCAAAGACGGCCGTACCGGCCGGGATCGAAGCAACGCTCACCTTCTTCCGGGAGCTCCCGGGGAAAGCCGCTCAGGCCCTGTCGTCGCTGGGCTCGCGCCTGTGGCAGATGATCACCTCCGCCTGGACGCGGGCGAAGGCGGCGGCCTCGGCCGGTGTGACCGCCACGGTGACCTTCTTCCGCCAGCTCCCCACGAGGGCGGGAGCGGCGTTGTCCTCCCTCGGCTCCAAGCTGTGGGAAAAGATCAAGGCGGCTGGCACCCGCGCGCGCGAGGCTGCGACCTCGCTGATCACCAGCGTCGTGAACCTCTTCAAGGATCTGCCGAACCGGATCGCGGGCGCCATTGGGGACGTGGGCGGCATGATCATGTCCAAGATCAAGGGCGGTCTACCCGCCGGCGTCCGGAGCCTCCTGCCGTTCGCCAACGGCGGCATCATCACCAGTCCGGTCATGGGCCTGGTGGGTGAGGCCGGGCCGGAGGTCATCATCCCCCTGACCAGGCCTCAGCGCGCCGCGCAGTTGGCGCAGGACTCCGGCCTGGTGGACATGCTCGGCCGCGCCGGCGCCCTCGGGGGCCGCGGCGGGGACGGGGACGGCCGGCGGAAGTCGGAGACGGTCCACACCCACACCTGGAATCTCTACGAGGTCGGGGACGCACACATGACGGCAACCCGGGTTATCAACCGGCTGACCACGGCGGCGGGGCTCTGATGGCGTTGGAGTGGTACCTCAACCTGGCGGGGACGGAGATCGCGAACCACGCCCGCCTCCAGGCGTACGTGGAGTCCATCGGGAGCCCGCTGGACGCACCCAACGTCTGCGGGTGCCCGACGTTCGACGCCGAGCTGGTGGGGGACGAGCCGTACACGACGCCGGCCGAGGACGACGCCCCGTGGTACGACCCGGACATCCCCGCCTCCGGGGAGTTCGCCGGGCTGATGGTGCTCTCCGTGGACGGCTTGGACGACCACCCCATGCGGCGGGAGGTCACCACCGGCGTGACCGGTGGAGCGGCGATCGGCCCAGCCCGGGTCCAGCCGCGCACCCTCACCGTCACCGGGGTCCTCCTGGGGTCCACGTGCTGTGGCGTCAACTACGGGTTGAAGTGGCTCGGGGAGGCGTTGGCGGGGTGCGCCGGGGCCGGCTGCTCCGGGGACTGCCTAACCCTGTACGACTGCTGCCCCGGGGCGTTCGAGGATCCGGAGGCGTTCGCGGCCGCTCACCGGCGCACGCTGCGCCGGGTGACCCTGGTGTCCGGGCCGACGCCGATCGCGCGCCAGGGCGACGGCTGCACGGGCTCCGGCGGGTGCCAGAACGGGGCGGACCTCATCACCGTGGAGTTCATCCTCACCGCCGGCACGCCGTGGCACTGGCGTGACCCGGTGCCCGTGCTCGACGTGGGCGTGCCCACGGACGACGGGACCGGGTGCATCGTGTGGTGCGTCCACACGCCGAACACGCCGCCGCCTCCGGAGCCGTTGTGCCTGGAGCTCACCGAGGCGGCCTGTACGCCTCCAGCTGTGCCGGTGGAGTTCACCGAGGGGGAGGCCACGTGCGGGGTTGTGTGGTCGGACGAGCCGGTGGACCGGCCGTGCGACACCTGCCGCCTGGCGCCGTGCGTGGACGAGGACGCCGGCTGCGTGGACGACCGCTGCACGACGCCCACCCCGCCCGTTCCGCCGCCGCCGGAAACGTGCTGGTGCCGGGCGATCGCGGTCAACTCCGAGGCGTATGAGGTGGACCTCTCCACCTGGCCGCGCTGGTTCGGCGCGGTCCCCATCATTGAGGTCCGCGCGGGCTCCCAGACGCTCCGCCGGGTCACCGTGACGTTCTTCGAGCGGACGGCCGCCCATGAGGGCATGACGTGCGAGGAGGTCACCAGCCTGGAGCGCTGCAACCCCGCCGCCGTCTACGAGATCGGCTACGTGCCCCGCGGCGGCATCATGACCCTGGACGGCCAGGTGGGCCGCGCCGTCGTGGACTGCCCGGGCGGGAGCTCCGGCACGCCGGACGCGTTCGGCCGGGACGGCGGCCCGCTCACCTTCCCCCTGCTCTCCTGCGCCCGGTACTGCGTGCTCGTGGAGGCCGACGCGATTTTCACGCCGGCGGATGACGCCACGATCACGGTCAGCCTCTCCGGCCGGGAGTACTGACCCCGCGGCTACCCTGGCCGGGCTGCTGGTTGTGGGCCGGGCCGAGCTCCGTTGTAGGGAGGCAGACGGCCATGCCCGTGGGATGTGGAACGCACCAGGCGCGTGTGGTGGACAGGAGTGGGGCCCTCGTCGCGGAGGCGGACGTCCTCCTTCAAGTGGAGTGGTCCCGCGTGCTGGACGACGCGTCCACGGCGAGGGTCCTCGTGCAGCCGGAGGGGGATTGCTGCGAGGGCCTGGCTCGGGTGCGGTCCTGGCGCCACAACCTCCAGATCTTCCGTGACGGCGTGGGCGTCTGGGAGGGCCCCGTGGTGACCCCGGTGTGGCGGGCGGACGGCGTGGAGATCGCCGCGGTGGACGTCCTCGGGTGGCTGGACCGGCGCGTCCCGCACGATGACCTGTTCTTCCCGGACACGGACCTGGTGCAGGTCGCCCATGCCCTCATCCGGGACGGCTTCGCCCCCGACGACCCCGGCCATCAGGTACAGATCCTCTCGGAGTCCCGGATCACGGGGACGCGCCGCTACGAGAAGGACGTGGGCCAGACCGGCGACCACCTCCGCGCCCTGGCGGAGAACGGTCTGGACTACACGGCGGTAGGCCGGCGGATTCTCCTCATGGGTGAGGACCACTGCGCCCGCGTCGGCCGGCTCACGGACGAGGACTTTCCGTCCGGGCTGGAGATCGCGGAGGACGGCTCCTCCCTGGCCACCCGGTGGGTGGTCCACGGGGCCGAGGAGGGCGACATCAAGGGGGAGGCCGGCGGCATCGACTCGTATTACGGGCTCCTGGAGCGGGTGGCCGAGGAGACGAGCATCCTGGACAACAACTCCGCCGCTGCGGCGGCGCGCTCCCGGCTGCGCGGCTCCTACCCGGCGCCGACGTTCCTGGACACCAGCAACGAAACGACCCTCGCCCCGGACGCGTCCGTGGACGTCGCCTCCCTGGTGCCCGGGTACTGCGTGGACGTCACCACGACGAGCACCTGTCGGACGATCTCCCAGAGCCTCAAGATTCACGGGGTCAAGGTCACGGAGAACGATCGCGGGGAGAGCGTGCGCGTGCAGCTAGTCCCCTCGGGGGTGTGAGGTCATGGGGCTACGAGGATCGTCGTTCCGGAGGTCCCCGGAGGGGAACCTCCCCGGAGTGCTACGGGACCTGGACCAACGGGCGCGGCGCATGGAGAACCGCCGCCGCCCCGCCGAGGCCGGGGCCGCGGCGGAGCCTGGACCGGAGGGACCTCGAGGTCGTCCCGGCCCGCCGGGTCCTCCTGGTGCGCCCGGGCGGACGGTCGCGGCCGCCGTCCTCCAGGCCGGGCCGGACGGGAGCGCCGTCTGGTCCCCGGATCCCGGCCACGGCCGCCTGGTGGTGACCGCCGTCCCCGCCGGCCAGGGCGGCCCGTACACCGTGGCGGTGGAGGAGGCCGAGCCCGGCCGCGTCGTGGTCCAGCTGTGGGCCCTGGTGCCGCACGGGCGCGGCATGAGGTGGGTGGAGGCGCCGGAGGGGACGGCCGTCCACGTCACCGGCTCGACGCCGGACCAGGAGCCGGCCGCCGAGGTCTAACCTGGACGCGCCGCTGGTTGTGGGCCGGGCTCATCCTTCGTCATGCATGAGGTGAGTCCGATCGCGTCCGTGTGCGCCTGTGGCGAGTACTTCACTGTCAACACCGCCGGGGAGCTCTGCCTGGTCCCCGGTCAGCAGGGACTCCGCGAGGTCCTGGAGTTCAAAAACCCCGGCGTCTTCCAGTTCAAGAAGACGGATTACCCGTGGCTCGCCCGGGTCAAGGTCCGCGTGCAGGGGGCGGGCGGTGGCTCGGCCGGCGCGGACGCCAACACCAACGAACTGATCGCGCGTCCTGGTGGCGCGGGCGGCGGGTACGGTGAACGCCTCATCGACGCGGCCGACCTAGCCGCCGTGGAGTCCATCGTGGTGGGCACCGGTGGCGCGGCGGGGACGGCGTCCGCGCCGGGCGGCGTCGGCGGCTCCTCCTCCTTCGGCGGGTTCGTCATCGCGCCGGGCGGGGACGGCGGCACCGCGGCCATGGACTCCGGCACGGTGCCCGTGACGTCCAACGGCATCCCGGGCCCCACGGCCGGCTCCGGTGACTGGGCGTCCGGCGGCGGTGCCGGCGGCGGCGCGATCCGCCTCAACGGCACCTGGGGCCTCTCGGGTGCGGGCGGGGAGGCGCACCTGGGCCACGGCGGGTTCCCCCGCAACAACAGCGGGCCGGGGACCGCTCCCCGCGGCTACGGCGGCGGCGCGGGCGGGGCGCTCTCCACGGGCAGCGCGGAGACCGGCCAGACGGGCGGGAACGGCATCGTGATCGTGGAGCTCCACGGCTGACCGTGTCGGGCGTCAGGCGGCCTCCCGGGGGCCGCCAGGCCCGGCCCTAGACTGGGCGTGCTGACTGGTTGTGGGCCGGGCCGAAACGCGAACAACGCGGAGGTGGCTCATGGCGCGCACAGGGTGCGGCGGGGACCGGTGCTCCTGCCTGGTCGTCGCCGGTCCGGGGATGCTGGTGGACGGGAGCGGCACGGCGTCCAACCCCTACATCGTCAGCCGCGAGGACCTGGTGGACCCGCCCGAGCCGGAGTTCGTCACGAAGGTGGTCAGCCTCAAGACGGACTCGCCGCAGACGATCCCGGCGGACGGGGCGTACCACATCGTCAGATTCCCGTACACGGGCGAGTCCTACGACGCGTACGACATGCACAACCCGATCCAGCCGGACGGGTACCAGGTGGTGGACTGGGCGACGGACGACCGGTCCGGACTCATCTGGCCGAAGTTCAACGGCTGGGGCCTCCTCACCGCGCTCATCCAGTGGGAGTCCGGGGCGTACACGGAGCTGCGGGACCAGTTCGTCCGTACGCCGTTCACGACGCCGGACACCACGGCGACGGATCACCGCGCGCCGTCCCCGGGTGAGAACTACTTCACGAAGCATCACGAGATCTTCGTGAACCCCACGACGCCGATCGCGCTGCGGGTGGCGCACAACGACGCCACCGCCCGCCAACTGACCCTGGCGGAATTCAAGCTCGCCATCCTCCCCTGACACCGGGCCGGGCTCCGCCTGGCCGCCGTGCCGCCGTCTGGTTCTGGGCCGGGCCGCACTCCTCCTCCCGCTGGTTATGGGCCGGGCGCACCTCCTCCACACAGGAGTTGTCCCATGGCTCAATTCGGCTGCGGCGGTTCCCGCTGCACCTGCCTGGTGACCGCCGGCCCCGGCGTCACCGTCACCGGGAACGGCAGCTCGGGAGCGCCGTACGTCGTCTCCTCGGAGGCCGCCGCCCCGGTCAGCTGCGATGAGGTCCGGCCCTGCCTCTCGGCCGGGCCTGGTGCCACCTACGACCCCGCCACGGGGGTGATCGGCGCGGACCCCACGGTGGTGGAGGCCGGGCCCAATGTGACCGTGACCGGCACCGGCACGGTGGTGGACCCGTACGTGGTGGCCGCCGACGCCGCGGACCCCACCGTGGTCCAGGCCGGGCCCAACGTGACCGTGACCGGCACGGGCACCAGCGCGGACCCGTACGTGGTGGCCGCCGACCCGGTCACCTGTGACGACGTCCGCCCCTGCCTCTCGGCCGGGCCCGGCGTCACCTACGACCCGGCCACGGGCGTGATCGGCTCACCGCCCACCGTGGTCCAGGCCGGGACGAACGTCACCGTCACCGGTGCCGGTACGAGCGCGAGCCCTTACGTGGTGAGCTCGGCCGGCGGCAGCGCGGCCACGGTCGTGGAGGCCGGGGCGAATGTGACCGTCACCGGTACCGGCACCGGCGCGGACCCGTACGTGGTGGCCGCCGACCCGGTCACCTGTGATGACGTGCGGCCGTGTCTCTCGGCCGGGCCCGGCGTCACCTACGACCCGGCCACGGGCGTGATCGGCTCACCGCCCACCGTGGTCCAGGCCGGGACGAACGTCACCGTCACCGGCGCGGGCACCACGGCGAGCCCGTACGTCGTGAGCTCGGCCGGCGGAGGCGGAGTCTCCACGGTGGTGACCGCCGGGCCCAACGTCACCGTGACCGGGGCCGGGACGCTCGCGGACCCGTACGTGGTGGCCGCCGACCCGGTCACCTGTGACGACGTCCGGCCGTGCATCTCCGCCGGGGACGGCGCGGCCTACGACCCCGCCACCGGCGTGGTGGAGGCCCGGCCGTCCACGGACGCCGGGAACACGCTCACCTTCGGCACGGACGGCGGGCTCCTGGTCCCCGCTGCGGCGCCGCTGGAGACGGCGTGCGGCCTCACCGGGGACGGCACCGCCGGCGCGCCCCTGGCGGTCGCCGTACAGGCGTGGGCGTACCCGTGCGACGTGGACGCCAACGCGGGCCGGGTGTACTGCGACAGCACGGGCGCGCTCCGCTCGGAGCCGCGGGGCCGCATCGTCTACCAGTCGGACCAGCAGGTGTTGAACGTCGCGGACCTCGCGGTCCCCGCGCCGCAGGACACGGAGGTGGCCACCCACACTCTGGCCATCACCAACCCGGACCCGTGCCGGGAGGCGTGGCTCCAGATCGAGGCGGAGGTGGACGCCGATATCAACCTGCCCGCCGGCGCGGGCGCGGGATTCGGTATCAGCACGGACGAGACTTGGTACTCCCGCAACACGGGGACGTCGGCGGCCCTGGACACCCACGCGCAGGCCACGAAGGTCCTGTCTCCGGGGACGGTCGCGCCGGGGGCGACGCTCAACTACACGGTGAGCATCCGCATGGGACGCGGGTCGGGCGGAGCCACCTACAACCGCGTACAGAGCTTCATCAGGTCCACCCTCATCATTCTCTAGAGAGGCCGTAACCATGGCTGACGTCACCCTGTACTACCGGACCGCAGACGGCGCCCTGGTCTCCCGGACCGTCTCCGGGGACCAGGCGGAGGCGCCCGAGCTCCCCGAGGGCGCGACCGTCCTGACGGAGGAGGAGTACGCGGTCTCCCTGGCCGAGGTGGAGGCCGCCAACCAGGCCCACGCCGCGCAGCTCGCCGCGGAGGCCGAGGCGGCGCAGCGGGAGGACTACCTGTCGTTGCGCGCGCTCGGCGTGCCGGAGGTCTCCGCGCGCCGTATGTCCGGCTACACGGGGCCGGACCTCGAGCCCGCAGGGGCCGAGTAGCCGGCGGATACACTCCCTGGACGCCGCTGGTTGTGGGCCGGGCCAAGGAACTTCCCTCTTCGGGAGACCTCTTGGCGACCGATAGCTTCCTCCGCCCCGGCGGCGTCCTGGTGTGTTCCCTCAAGCGGGACACGCCGCAGGTCATCCCGGCGGGCGCCGGGTACACGACGCTGCGCTTCCCGTTCGGCGCGGCGGAGTCCTACGACCGGTGGCGGATGCACCAGACGCTCCAGCCGGACGGATACACAGTCACGTCGTGGGACACGGACGAGCGGTCCGGCCTCATCTGGCCGGCCGTCTCCGGGTGGGGCGAGCTCCACGCCATGATCCAGTGGGAGGCGGGGGACTACACGGAGTTGCGGGACCAGTACGCCCGTGACCCGCTCTCGCTCAACTCCCCGCCTCCGGTGGACACCACGGCCACCGAGCACCGGCCGCCGTCCATCGGTATGCAGTGCTGGGTCAAGGGCGGTCACGGCATCTTCGTGCACCCGGATGTCCCCCTGGCGGTGCGGGTCTCGCACAACGCCACCACCGCGCGGGCCGTGGTCCTCGCGGAATTCAAGCTCGTCATCCATGAGGCGGCCGACTGATGCCCGGCCGTCCGCACACCCCTGCCCTGGAGGTGGTCACGTGCAGTTCGTAGAGCGTGAGGACTGGGGGGCTCCCGCCTCCTCCCCGGCCTCGTACCTGGGGTCCGCCCGGGGCGTGAAGATCCACTATCTCGGGGCGGCCTACGCCTCCCGCCCGCACTCGCAGTGCGGCTCCTACGTGTGGACCGTCCGCTCCCATCACCTGGCGGACCCGGTGGAGAACTACGCGGACATCGCGTACAACGCCCTGGTGTGCGAGCACGGGCACGTCTTCGAGGGCCGAGGCACCCACAAGCGGCCGGGCGCCAACGGCTCGGCGGCGCTCAACGGCCAGGACTACGCGGTGTGCGCGCTCCTGGGGAGCTCCGGCCTGACCCGGCCGCCGGAGGCCATGCTCCACGGCCTCCGCGACGCCATCGACTGGTTGCGGCGGGACGGGGACGCCGGGACGTGGGTCGGCGGCCACCGGGACGGTTACGCCACGCAGTGCCCCGGCGGGCCGCTCTACGAGTGGGTACGCGCCGGCGCTCCCCGCCCCGACTCCGGCGGCCACCAGGCGGAGCCGGCGGAGGGCGAGTACGTGGTGAGGCCGGGGGACTACCTGGCCGTCATCGCCCGGCGCCTGGACGTGGACTGGCGAGACCTCGCGGAGCTCAACGACCTCCGGGAGCCGTACACCGTCTATCCCGGCCAGGTCCTCCGCGTCCCCGAGCGCCAGGAGGAGGAGCAGCCGGACCCGGTGCCGACGTACCCGGGCGCCGGGGCGTTCGTGCTCGGCGTGTCCCACCCGGCGGTCCTCACTCTGGACCGGGCCCTCATCCGCCGCGGCTGGACGCACCACCACGACGGAGACGGCTACCAGGCGGGCACCCGGTTCTCGGAGTGGACGCGGCGGAACGTGGCCGACTTCCAGCGCTCCCGGGCGGAGTTGCGGGGCGACCCGGACGGGTACCCGGGACCGCTCACCTGGCGGCTCCTGCACACCGGCACGAGTTGAGGAGGGCGGGATGATGCAAGCAACGGGCATCCCGGCGTTGGACACGGCCATCATGTGGGCGAGCGTCGTGACCGTGGTGGGCGGGGTAGGGACTCTGGTCTGGCGGGGGACGCGGAGCCTGGTCCGGTTCGGCCGGCGGGTCAATACCGTGATTGACGACTGGACGGGCGAGCCGGCGCGGCCTGGTGTCCCGGCCCGGCCCGGCGTCATGGAGCGGGTGGGGAACCTGGAGGACAGCCTGTCGAGCCTGGACGGGCGGATCACGGGGATGGAGCACGAGCTGTTGCCCAACTCCGGGTGTTCGCTGCGGGACGCGGTGGACCAGGCGAACGCGCGCCTGGCCCAACTCCTGGAGCGGCCCGACACGGGGCCCGGGCCAGGCCCGGGGGGCGCACCCCTGGCGGGTGAATAGCCCTGCTCGTTGACTGTGGTCGGCCGTAAAGTGGTGCCGCGACGCTGGTTCTGGGCCGGTCGGGTGACGAGCCTGGAGGAACCTGATGGCGAAGCACAAGGCAGCACGACCGGCCACCACGCGGGAGCGGGTGGTGACGGCCGCCGCGCTCACGGGGGCGGCGCTGGTGGCTGGTGGCGGTTCGGCCGTGGCCGCTCTCGCCGCTGCTCCGGCCCCCAGACCGGCCCCGGCCTC